GGTCTAATTACCGATTCTTCAGGTGGAAGTGGAGCTTCATCGGATCCCGTAAATTCAATGAGAGTTCTTGGTGGTTTCCAAGTTAAGGCAGCACAAATTCCAGCATCTACCGTTGGAGTTATTGAAGTTCCTTTCCGTGGAAGAATGTTAAAGATTGCTGGTGACCGTACATTCGAACCATGGACAATTACAGTTCATAACGATACCGCATTCAGACTAAGATCTTGGTTTGAAAAGTGGATGGAAGCAATCCAACTTTATGATGAGAACGCTACTGAGATTGATTACGGTGTAGCCGCTGCTGCAGCTAGCACTGATTATCTAAGATATATGAAGGACATGAAAGTTACTCAACTTGACAGAAGAGGTAACGCAGTAAGATCATACAAGTTCTATGATTGCTGGCCTTCAAATATTTCTTCAATCGATCTTGATTTCGGTAGCAACGATGCTATCGAAGAATTCACCGTTGAACTACAAGTTCAATACTGGAAGCCTGAGATCGGTGATACTGAAGTAGAAATCGATTCTGACAGAGCATAATTTTTTCTTGATAAATAGTATCGGATTAATCTTCGATACTATAAAATGTCTCAATTATTTGGATACTCCATAGAGAGAGCAAAGAAGGTTCCGAAAGGACCTTCTTTTGTGCAGAAAGACAATCAGGATGGCGCAACTCCCATTGCTGCTGGCGGACACTATGGTTACTACGTTGATATTGATGGAACCGTCAAAAACGAATGGGAGTTGATTCAACGTTACAGAGATATGATTCTGCAACCAGAATGCGACTCTGCTGTGGATGATATTGTCAATGAAACTATTTGTGGAAATTATAATGACGTTCCTATTGAAATAAATCTAGAAAATATTAAAAATGTCAGTGATAAAGTAAAGAAATTAATTCGTGAAGAATTTGATTATATTTTAGAGCTTTTAGATTTCGAAAATAAATCTTATGAAATTTTTCGTCGTTGGTATGTAGACGGAAGACTTTTTTACCATAAGGTTATTGATGTTAAAGATCCTGCCAGTGGAGTTATTGAATTACGTTATATTGACCCCAGAAAAATTCGTAAAGTTGTTGAGGTTGAAAACAAACCAACAAGAGTCGATCCTACAAATCCACAAGAAGCATTCATGCAGAGAACTGTTGATTACTTCATTTATAATGGTAAGGGATTAAAAGCTGGTGATGTTCAAGGTATCAAAATTGCTCCAGATGCAATCACTTATGTGCATTCTGGCATCTTTGATATGAATAAGAACATGGTTCTTTCACATCTACACAAAGCAATTAAGGCAGTTAATCAGTTGAGAATGATCGAAGACTCACTGGTTATCTACAGATTGTCGAGAGCACCAGAACGTAGAATTTTCTATATTGATGTTGGCAACCTACCTAAGATCAAGGCAGAGCAATATCTTCGTGAGGTTTTGTCTCGCTACAGAAACAAGTTAGTGTATGACGCTAACACTGGCGAGATCAAAGATGACCGCAAGTTTATGAGTATGCTTGAAGATTTCTGGCTTCCTCGCCGTGAAGGTGGTAGAGGAACTGAAATCACAACTCTTCCTGGTGGACAAAATCTTGGGGAACTTGAAGATGTTAAGTACTTCCAGAAGAAACTATATAAGTCACTCAACGTTCCTTCATCAAGACTAGAAACAGAAACTACTTTTAATATTGGTCGTTCCACTGAAATTACGAGAGACGAACTCAAGTTCCAGAAGTTTATTAATCGTCTTCGCAAGCGTTTCTCGGATCTATTCCAAGACATCTTAAAAACACAACTTCTTCTTAAAGGTATTTTAACTGTAGAAGATTGGGATCAAATTAAAAATCATATCCAATATGATTTCATTGCAGATAATTATTTCAATGAACTCAAGAATATGGAGATGATGAACGAGAGAATGAATCTCGTTGCAACCATGGATCCTTTCGTTGGTAAGTACTTCTCTATCGAACAAATTCGTCGCAATATTCTTAAGCAAAGTGATGAAGAATTGAAAGAGATTGACAAGCAAATTGAAGATGAAATGGCAGATGGAAAGATTGCAGATCCTAATGCAATGATGGATCCCACAATGGCAATGGATCCAAATGCTATGCCTCCCGATGCTGCAGCTGGAGCGTTGCCACCAGGTCAAGAGGGTGGTCCGCAGATGGGAGATGGTGGTGTAGAACCAGATCCTAAAGACTTGAAAAAAGCAGAATTCTAAATAATTAGATAGGAGATTAAACGTATTATGTCTACAGAAATTTTTGATAGTATTTTTTCAAAAAATAATGCTCAAACCATTGACCTTGTTGGTGATGTTTTACAGTCAAAAGCGTATGACTTGATTCAACAAAGAAAAGTTGAAGTCGCACAAAATATCTTTAACCAAGAAGTATCAGAGGAAGAAGAATGATGAAGTTAATTACAGAGAATATTGAAGAAATTCAAGTTCTTACCGAAGAAAAAGATGGTAAAAAAAATTACTACATTGAAGGTATTTTCCTTCAAGGTGATTTAACAAATCGAAATGGAAGGAATTACCCAGTAAATATCCTTGAGCGTGAAGTTAATAAATATAATGAGAGCTTTGTTGGAACAGGCAGAGCACTTGGAGAACTCGGTCATCCTGATGGTCCAACCATCAATCTCGATCGTGTTTCCCACAAAATCCTTTCTCTTAAGAGAGAGGGAACTAACTTCATCGGAAAAGCAAAACTTTTAGAAACCCCAATGGGTAAAATTGCTAAGAGTCTGTTGGATGATGGAGTTAAACTAGGAGTTTCTTCCAGAGGTCTTGGCTCTATTGTTGAGAAAGATGGAATTAACTTTGTCGGTGAGGACTTTATGCTTGCCACTGCTGCTGACATCGTAGCAGACCCTTCAGCTCCAGATGCTTTTGTTGAAGGAATTATGGAAGGTAAAGAGTGGGTTTGGGAAAGTGGAATGTTGAAGGAGGTTGAACTCAACCAAATTAAGCAAACCATCGACGAGGCAACTCGTTTTAATCTTCAAGAACGTAAGGTAAAAGCATTTGCCGCGTTTCTCAGAAGTCTTTAATTATTTGCATATATAAATAATTACACGAAATATCCGTAAACATAGGCAGGAGAAATTCCAATGTCACAAGAAATTGAAACAATGGATCTTGAAGAGGGTTCCAACGTAGTAACCAAAGGCGCAAAGCCAGCAGAAAGATCTCAACTAAAGAACGATGCAGAAGAAATCGGTGGACCAACCGTTCACGATTATGAACCCGATGAAACCGAGTCAATCGGTAAAAAGGTTGCTGCTAAGATGAAGGGAGCTCCTGCACCTTCAACTAAGCCTTCTGCAGCATCAGGAAATAAGCAAGATTCTCTCAAGAAGAGCCCAACTTTCGAGGAGACTCAAGAAGATGGCGAAGTTATCGAAGAAGAAATTATTCAATATTCCTTCGACGAGGATCTTGACGCTCTTGTATCTAATTCAGACCTTACAGAAGAATTCAGAGACAAAGCAAAACTCATCTTCGAAGCAGCGGTAACTGCAAAAATCAACGAAGAAGTTGCTCTAATGAATGAAGCATATGAGCAAGCATTCGAAGAATCTGTTGCCGAATTCAAAACAGAAATGTCCGAGCAAATCGATTCCTACCTAACTTTCGTAGCAGAGAAGTGGGTGTCGGAAAATGCTCTCGCAATCGACAACGGGATTAAGACCGAGATTGCAGAGAACCTAATGCACGGACTCAGAAATCTCTTCACGGAAAACTACCTTGAAGTTCCTGAAGAGCAGTTCGAGATCGTCAATGAGATGACCGAACAACTTGACGTTATGGAATCGAAGCTCAATGAGCAGATTGACCTAAACGTTGAGATGCATAAGAAACTTGGTGGTTATATTAAGAATGGGATTGTGAGCGAAGTTTCTGTTGGACTTGCTGAAACACAAAAGGATAAACTACAAAGTCTATCTGAAGGTGTAGAGTTCACTACTGAGCAAGATTTTCGTGAGAAAATCGAAACTCTCAAGGAGTCATATTTCGCAAGAGCAGCTGCTCCTGCAGTGGAAGATACTTCTGTAGAACAACCTATCGCTGGAGATTCAATGTCAGCTTACGCGCAGGCAATTTCCCGCTGGTCCAAATAAACAAACGTATTTTATAAATAATTACGTATTTGTTATTAAGTTAACACAATTTACTCATTTTTCAAAGGAGAAAGCAAATGTTCATGTCAGAGCAATTGCAGGAAAAGTGGGCACCCGTTCTTGAGCATAAAGATGCTGATCCTATCCAGGATTCCTACAAGAAGGCTGTCACCTCGGTACTGCTAGAAAACCAAGAATCATTCCTTCGCCAAGAGCGCGGAATGCTCAACGAAGCTGGTCCTACCAATAGCCTTGGTGGTACTGGTTATTCCACAGGTTCAGATGCAGGTGGTCCTGTAGCTGGTTTCGACCCTGTTCTAATCAGCCTCATTCGTCGTTCAATGCCTAAGTTAATGGCATATGACATCTGCGGCGTTCAACCAATGACAGGTCCTACTGGACTTATCTTCGCAATGCGTTCAACCTACGGTACTACCCGTACTTCTAACGCTGGCGATTGGAGCGGTCGTGAAGCATTCTACAACGAAGCAAACTCAGAGCATTCATCCGAGAACGCTGGTAACAACCTTGCATCAAACACCCAGACTGGTACTAACCCTGGTGTTCTAAATGACAGCGGCACCTACACCATTGGTGGTCAAGGTATGACGACTGCTCAATCAGAAGCACTTGGCGATGGCACTACTGGCAACAACTTTGCTGAAATGGGTTTCTCGATCGAGAAAGTTACCGTTACTGCAAAGTCACGCGCCCTCAAGGCTGAGTATTCGCTAGAACTCGCACAAGACCTCAAGGCTATCCATGGTCTTGATGCTGAGACCGAACTAGCGAACATCCTCTCAACCGAGGTTCTCGCTGAAATCAACCGTGAAGTTGTTCGTACAATCTACAAGATTGCTAAGCCTGGTGCTCAGAACAACACTGCTGCTGCTGGTATCTTCGACTTAGACGTTGACTCCAATGGTCGTTGGTCGGTTGAGAAGTTCAAGGGTCTACTCTTCCAAATTGAAAGAGAAGCAAACGCGATTGGTCAACAGACTCGTCGTGGCAAGGGTAACTTTATCATCTGCTCCGCTGACGTTGCTTCGGCACTCGGCATGGCTGGTGTTCTAGATTACACCCCTGGTATTGCTGGTAACAACGGTCTAGCTGGTGTTGACGATACTTCCTCAACTCTAGTTGGTACTCTAAACGGTCGTATTAAGGTCTATGTTGATCCTTATTCGGCAAACGTTTCTGCTAACCACTTCTTCGTAATGGGTTATAAGGGAACCTCACCTTACGATGCAGGTCTCTTCTATTGCCCTTATGTACCTCTCCAGATGGTACGTGCGGTTGGTCAGGACACCTTCCAACCTAAGATCGGATTCAAGACCCGCTACGGAATGGTTGCTAACCCATTCGCAGAAGGTTCTACCGCTGGTCTTGGTGCTCTCACCTCGAACGCAAACGTATACTACAGACGTGTTCTTGTAAACAACCTAATGTGAGTCTTTCTTACATTCTCAAGGACCCTTCGGGGTCCTTTTTTTATGCAAATAAATAGTTAGTAGCTTGGGAAGTTGACATGACTGCCAATTGGTATAAACAGCAGGTAAATAATAATAATTATCTTTCTCCAATTGGATTTAAATTCATTCTAGAGAAAGCACCTAAAGTAGCTTACCTGTGTCAAACTGCAGCAATCCCAGAAATTTCTTTGGGTACTGTGGATATACCAACATACTTGGTTCCAATGCCGATTGAAGGAAATTTAAATTATTCCTCAATGAATCTAACTTTTTTAGTTGATGAAAATTTGGAAAATTATCTTCAACTACATAACTGGATGAGAGCATTGGGAGTTCCAACAAGTTTTCGTGAAAGAGCGGATTTTGAAGATGCTGTTCGTTATCCTGGAGCAAGAGAAAATAAAAAAGATAGGAACATATTTAGTGATGGAACTTTGCAGGTATTAAATAATAACTATTTGAATAATTTTGATATTCAATTTGTTGATCTAATACCCATATCACTATCAACTTTAGATTTTGATGCTACAACATCAGAAACTAATTTTATGACAGCAACAGTTTCATTTACATATACCTACTACGAAATCAGAACTCCAAACGGTTCTGGAAGAATTGTTGATAGTGCATGGTATACTGAACCTTAGAATTATTTTTTATTATGAACCTAGAACAAATTCAAGATATGTGGAGAAAGGATTCGGATATGGATGCCGATCTTCTTTGCGAAGAATCTCTCCGTGTTCCACAACTGCACATGAAATACTTTGAGTTGTACAATACTTTTACTCTTATGAAGAAAGAGAGTGAGTATAAACTCAAAACACTTATTCGAGATAAGTGGAAATATTATAAGGGAAAAGCACCCAAAGAACTATACAAAGAAATACCATTCGACCTCAAACTTACCACTAAGGATGAGGTTGAAATGTTTTTGGATGCCGACGAAGATATCCAGAAGGCACAATACAAACTGGACTACATAGAACAGATACTCACCTACCTTGATAGCATTTTGAAAATGGTCAGTAATCGATCCTACCAAATCAAAAACGCAATCGAGTGGGAGAGATTTAAATCGGGAGTATAGAATGGATCTTAAGATTCGTAAGAAGAACGAAGTTTATCTAAAAATTGAAACAGAACCACATATTAATGTTGAACTAGCAGAATACTTTACCTTTGATGTTCCAAATGCAAAATACATGCCCCAGTTTCGTAGTAAGTTCTGGGATGGAAAAATTAGATTATACTCCCCAGGAACAGGGGAGTTATATTGTGGTCTTGTAGAGTATCTTGAGGAATGGTGTAATGAACGTGGTTATTCTTACGAACATTCGGAGTGTAAATTCTATGGACATCCGCATGAGGTAAATGATCTGGTTTCACCTCAAGGTATAGTTGACTTCGTAAAGTCTCTTGGTATGCCTCATAAGGTAAGAGACTATCAGTACAAAGCAATATACGAAGCACTCAAATTCAATCGTAGGTTATTACTATCTCCAACAGCATCAGGTAAGTCGTTGATGATCTATTCGATCATTCGATATCATGTAAATGCTGGAAGGAAAATTCTTCTTGTAGTTCCCACTACATCTCTGGTAGAGCAGATGTATAAGGACTTTGAAGATTATGGTTGGAATGCTTCTACACACTGCCATAAAATTTATGCAGGTAGAGAGAAGTATGGGATTGATTCTGATGTAGTCATTACTACATGGCAGTCTGTTTACAAAGAAGATAAGAAATGGTTCAATGGTTTTGATACCGTTATCGTTGATGAGGCTCACTTAGCAAAGGCAAAGTCTCTCACTGGTATCATGACCAAGTTATATGATTGTAAATACCGTATTGGTTTCACAGGAACTCTTGATGGAAGTTACACAAACAAGTTAGTTCTAGAAGGTATTTTTGGTAAATGCAATCAAGTGACTAAGACCAACGATCTAATGAAAGAAGGTCATCTCAGTAAACTAAAGATTAAAGTTTTATTACTCAAGCATAAGTTTACTAAGTTTGATTCATATCAGGATGAGATGGAGTACATCATTTCCCATTCTGGAAGAAACAAATTAATTCGTAACTTGTGTCGAGATCTTAGTGGAAATACGCTAGTACTCTTCTCTTATGTCGAGAAACA